AACAAAATAATTTTTAATATAGTTATATTGTTTATTTTTGTTAATTTTTTGCAAGGCAATAAACTATGATTTTATCTAGTATTTAAATCATAATCTAAACCTTGCTCTATAAATACACCTTCGACCCTTTGTAGTGGAACTCCCAAATCATAATCGGTAGTATCGCCAACTTGAATAAAGCCTTGAATTACAAAATCAAACCTATGTGTATAAGTAGCAGTTATATAATCGTCAGCTTCATCGCCTACATACTGGCAAGGTTGCATCTCTTCATCAGTTAGATCACTTTCAAAAATATAATTAGCTAGTGCTTTTAATATTGGTTTTAAATAGCCTTTGGCATTATCGGCAATATCGCCACCAAGAATTGATGTTGTTGCTGGTATAACTATATAAATACTAAAACTTTGCTGTGTCGAGTTCCAGTAGTCTTCATTTGTTCTTTTGGCAGTTGATGAGTCACCGACAACTGTATCGTTTCTATAAGCTTGGTTTTGCCCCATAACAACATAAAGCCAAGTTTCTAAAACTCCGCCTAATCCTGCTGTATAAAACTCTTGTATTCTTTGAGGTGTTGCAGAATGTGCTATTCTAGTTGCTGTGCTTACTTTTATTGTGCCTTGTGCTGGCGATTGCATTGCACCAGTTGTTGTATAGCTAAACGAAGTATCTGTTATTTTAGTTATTTGTTTATAGCCATTATATCCGTCGTAATCATCAAGCAATAAAAAACCACCATTGACATTGGTAGGGTTGCCACTTACTTTAAATGTAAAAATTAATTTACTTGGCACACTTACAAGCTCCCAAGTTCCATTAAATCCAACCGCTCCTGAGATTTCAATGCTAATTGGCAAGATTTGTGGAGCGAATAAAGACGGATCGCTTAATTTATGATCTGTCAATGCTGTTGCCGTGGCAATACCATTAGAAAAACTTATTGTGCTTAATGCAATAGGTTCTTTTGCACCTTTAATAGTTACATAATAGCCAGTTAGTAAATTGTGATTTGTTGCCGTCGTGCAAGTTATTGTAGAACCTGCCCTTGTTAATGATGAGGCATTAATAATACTTGAAAAATCATTTGTATATTTTGGCAAAATATCTTTTAGCCTATTAACAACTTGAATACCTTTCATTTTTTGCCCCCTAGCACTTGTTTTAATTTAATATCAATATTTCTTTTAATCTTATCTTTATTTTTCATAACAGTTCTTTTAAACGGCTCTCTTGCTTCCATTTTTGATGTTCCCTCTTCTAAAAATTTTGCATACTCTGGTGCATTTTCGTTTGCTCCAAACTCTAACTCCCTGTTGCCTCGAACAGCAAAATCGACTGACTTTCTAAATTTACCAGTTATTACCGCTGGTGTTTCGCTTGGTGCCGAAGCTGTGTGTAGTTTAGGTTTTTTTAATTTACTGCCACCAATTCCTTTATATACTTTATAACCTTTACCACTTTTTGCTTGTTTCATATCTTTATTTAGATCTACAACCAATTCTTTACCTGATATATAGAAACCTTGGCGAATTGCTTTTGTTAATTCGACTGGCAGTTCGTAAAGAAACTTTAATGTTTTTTGATTTTGCGAACCTTCTTTTACTTTTATCATCTTTTATTAGCATTGATTGTTTTATCGCCTTTTTCAATACTTCTTAATCTAATAATTTTATCGTCAATATCAATATTATCGGTATTTACAATCTTGTAATAAATATTTTGATACTCAATCCATAATTGTTTATCTAATGGTATTGATGAGTTGTAGCGAACATAAAAATCAGTGTTAATCCCTTTTTCAATATTAACTCCATCTATAAATTCTCTTGCTGTGTTTGTTTTTACCATCGCCCAAACTGTTGCTATTGTTGTAAAGCCAACTGTTGCCGAACTGTTAGGGGCATTGTTTGGAATAATTGCAGTGGTTAGAATTTTAATTCTTTTATCAAAATCACTAGTGCAAATCTTCTTTACATTTTTCTTTATTGATTGGCATTTCATAAAAAGAATTTTTGTGGTATAATGTAGGGGTAGAATAAAGACTTAAAAAGAGAGTTGTTTTCAATTACACAATCGCCTGAGTTTTCGTAAAGGTAGGCACAAACACTTAAACAAGCTTGCTTGATAGCTTCTGGTCTGTTAGGGTAATCGGCTTTAAATGTAATTATAACTGCTTGCTTACGATCGTAAGTGCTAGGGAATTGTTTATCTTTTTTTATGTAAATTGATGAATAATACTGGTCGTCAGTAAAATAATAATCATTAGAACTTAATGTTTGTAGTGTGTTATCAATATCATAATATTGTATTGATGTGATCGATTTTAGTTTGCTTCTTTTAACTTCTATTCCGTTGCATTGTGGGAATGTATCAAGATATAACTTAAATTCTTTTTCGACAAATTCTCTACCAGTTATATTCTCGCCGATTTGTCTAGATACTTTGATAAATGGTGTCAAAATATTATCAAAATCAGTGCCGTCAATTCGCAAAAATGTTTTTATCTCGGCAAGTGTCAAAACTTCTGTTGTGGCATCTGTTAATAATACTATGGATTGCATATAATTTTTATTTTTCTTTCACCTGCTTCGGCAGAACTTGAAACTAAACGAATAAAATTAAAAGGGTTATCGTAATTACTTTCAATTTCAATAAATTTGTTAGATGCTACTTTAATTTCTTTTGCAGTTCCTGAGCTTGAGCCATATAATTGATAAAAAGTAATGTTATCAAGTGAACCTTCGACAAACAATTTAACGCCAGTAAAAGCACTTGGTATTAATACACCAATTAAATGAGTTCCGCCAAGTTCGTAAGCAGTGGAGGTTGTGCTACCATTTGGTATTACTAATTCTACAAATTCTCTTGTGTTTTGAAAATTACTCGGCATTTTTATTTATTTTTTTTGTTTTAAATTGTTTATTTTCTAAATTGTCAATTGCCTTATCTTCGTATTCGTCAATAGCTAATTCACCCCAGCCCTCTTTTAAAAATACTTCGGCTAATTCGTCGTAAATATCGTAAATCTCACCTTGTAAATACTCAAAACATTGAGTGCCAGTTTGATTTTTTGAAGCTACGGTGGTTTTTAAAACTTTAATTTCCATATTAAACAATTTAATTAATAAAAAGAGGGGCTTTTACACCCCTCTAATTAATTTATGCAACTGGTTTAGATTTTGGGTTTCCAAGAATAACAGAAGCACCAGCAGTTAAGCCAGTTGTTACACCTGTTGAAACAAAAGATAATTTTTGATATCTTTTAGTTCCAATGTATCCAAATCTTGAACGAGAATGAGCAGTTGAAAGAGCGGCATCAGCCTCTAATCCAACTAAGTCCTCATCGGCAACAGATCCGCTATAAGAACCTGAAACATCACTTTCTTGTAAAAGTGGGGTTATAGTTCCGTCGGTTCTTGCACCAGTCATGCATTCATATGTTACTGATTCGTAACCTTGTGTGTCAACCTCAACACCACTAGTTGTGGTGTTGGTTGTAATTGAAGCAATATTTAAAGCATTTACTATTCTAATATTGTTTTTTAGGTCTCTACTAGCCATATTATTTTCTCCTTTTTAAATTAATTATTATGCTGAAACTTTAAGCTTTCTCAAGCCTTCAGTTAAAACAACCTGTCCGCCAGTTCTTTTATAAACAATAAATCGTCTTTTGCCTATAATTGCCTGAGTGTATGGATCTTCAATTAATTCAAAATTGACATTATCTACAATGTAATAACATTTACGATAATCGCCAAGAATAATTGGGAAAGTTCCAGCTCCTACATTCGGCATATCATTAGCCAAAACATAAGGCAAACCAGCGATAGTGTTTGGCATATCACGGCTACCAAGGCTAGGAACGAATAAATATTGACCGTATGTATCTTTTAATGTTCTAATATGAGAATTAAGAGTTTTACGGTTTAACATCCAAGTTAAATTATAGCCTGTTGGGATTTCGCCTTGTATTGCATAAAGAGAATCACCAGTTAAAGCCGTTGCACTTCCTGTGTTAGTTTCGCCAATTCCTGAAGCCGATAATAATCCCAATGGTTTATTAACACCGTTTCCGCTAATAAAAGCTGCACCTTCTAGTCTTGCCATATCTTCGGCAATATCGCTAGTGATTTCATTTCTCATATTAAAAGCAGAATCATTCAATAATTCAAAAGAAATATCAGTATAAACCATCAATTTTTCAGCTTTGATAGTGTCTTTTCCGTAAGTTGAATTAGATTGAGTTGAAGTTTGAGCTTCTCCTACCCATCCACCAGCAACTAAACCAGTTCTTTTTGGAAAACTAATTTCTCCTCCTTTACTGTCACCAATGGTAATAACTCTGGCAACCGAACGAACTGGTGAAACCTCGGTAATTTTTTTAATGATTTCATTTGCATATTCGGCAGGAGCTAAATAACCGCCTTCAGTATTATCGCCTTGGCGAAGAAATTTAACCTCAGGATTGACTGACATTTTTACAGCACCTTTAATTAAAAGCTCTTCAAAAGATTTATACTCTTGAGTTTTGGCTTGCTTCTCATCTCCACCTAAACCTCTTTTAAGATCGGCTTCAATTGAATTAAGTCTATTTTCTAATTCTTCGGTTCTGTTAGCTTTTTCTTGAATTTCTTTTAATTTAGCTTGATTTTTTGCTTCTTGCAAATCAAGTAAAGAGTTAATTTTGGCTTCTTGCTCAGGAGATAATCTTTTAGTTTCATCCCTTAGTGCATTTAAAGCCTCCATATGTTTTTGTTCAAAATCTGACATATTGTTTATTTTTTTAAATTATTTATAAAATTGTTTAAATCTGTAATGATTTTTTGTTTTGTTGCATCAGCATCTCGCTGATTATCTTGGCTAGCATCTCGCTGGCTTGAGAATTCTTTTATTTTACTTATTAGTGTTTTAGCTTCCGTGTTTGAAAAGCCGTTATCTTTTAATGTTTGCTCAATGTCCCTTAATGTTTCAAACGATTTAAAGCCAGTTACTAGGGCTCGTGAGTTCATTGCTTTTGTTACTAACGATACCTCAAACAAATCAATTTCTTTTAATAATCTAATACCATCTTTTGCCATATCATAATTTTTAGTAAAAAAACCAATTGACATTTCTTTTATAGATCCAACTTTCATTTGTGGAATAATCCGCCCAGATACCAAAGTATCATCTTTTGGCAAATTGCCTTTAATAAACAATCCCTTATCATCCTCATATAATTGCACCGATACTCCAATAACTTCGCTCATTTGGTGTTGCCATAAAATAGGCACTTGTGAATTTTTAGCTAACGAATTAGAAAAAGCACCACGAATAACGACATCATCGCCGTGATCTATGTTATTAAAAGTTGATGCATAACCTTCAAAAGTAAAAATATTATTTTCTTCGGCGGTTGCCTTTACTTCAAACGGAAATGATTTTATTTCTTTTTCTATTTTCACAATTAAAAAATGTTAATTTGTATTGACAATAATATTGTATATCTTTAAATTTATATTGTTTTATATTTAAAAATCATTATAAAAAACTATGAATATTAACATTAATATTAAATTTAACGGCTCTTATTTATTTTTTAGATGGGTTTTGCAACACTATAAAAAGCAATTACCTTATAATGGCGAGGTTAAGCAGTTTGCGATTGAAAACAATTACTGCCCTAAGATATGCGACCAGTGGAGGAATTATGGAGTTGGTTATAGAGTTTGGAATTTGCTATATAAAGACTTAATTATTAGTTTTTTGATGGGTAAAATAGATAATGCAAATATTTATGAGCTTGAAAAAAAATTTTTAGGCTTAAAACAAAAAAAATAATTTACTTATCTTTATATTTTTCCCATATATTAGTAGACCAAGTCCTTCCTGCATCGGAACCCCATAAGTCCCAAGCAATCCGCCAAGTTGTAGGTTCGCCATCCCTAAACTCGTAATGAGTTGAGCGATAATTGCCGTGCCTAGAAAAAAAAGAATACATCCTTTTGACTGTTGTTAAAGTTAAATTCTCTCTATTTTTTAATTGATTAGCTCTTGCAACTCCAACAGCTGTTCCACCCCTGCCATATTTTTGCCTCCATTCTAAGGCTCTTGCTCCTGCTGTTGCCATCGCTTCGGTAGGTTTGAAAGTTTCAGTTGCTTTTGCTTCAAAAGATTTTTTGCCAAACTTATTAGAATAATCGGCAATACAACGACAGCCAATTGACTCCTCGGCTGGCAAGTTAGGATCTCTTGGGAATTTTGCACTACTGCCACCAACTAAAAAATTATCATTAACATTGACTTGTTGAAAATCAGCTTGTGCATGTGTTATTCTAGTTCTTTTATCAAGCAAAGCGACCCAAGTTTTAAGCACTTCAATTGGCTTGCCGTCAACTTCTAATTGTGCTTCATCAATAAGCTCGCCCTCTTCTTGCCTAGTCCAGCTTTCGGTTAAACCAACAACTTGTGAGGCGATTAATTGAGTTCTTGCTTCGCTTTTATCAAGTAAGTTTATTTTAATATTTCTTGCAATAATAATCCACTCAGGCAAAGCCTTTTGATTGTTAAACTTAATCTCTTCTTGTGATATTGCTAACAATATTTCTTTTGCATTTGTTTCGGTTATATATTTTGCTTGCCTTTCACTTTCATTGGCAATAAAGAATGTAGCGGACTCTTGGAATTGTGTATTGACTTCTTTTAATTTTTCTTTTACTTTTGGATCTGTAATCTCTTTTGTTTCAAAATCAATGCCAAAGTTTAAGCCTTTTTGTTGCAAGTCTTCTCGTAAAGTAAAACCAAACTCTTTTATTGTTTTTCGCATTATATCCCTGACCTCTTTTAAAAACTCTGGGTAATAATTATTTGCCAACTCACTAGAATTTATATTGCCATTTTTACGATAAATACTTTCGGCATCATTTGCCATATTTTTAAATATAGCCTTGATTTTAGGTATAGAATTAGCTTCTAACTTTCTTTTGCGAACATCAATTTCCATAGTATTCTTTTGCTTTTAATTCTATATACTCATCACTATAAAATCTGCCACCATCTTGTTTTTGTTGAGATTTCATTATTTTAATAAACTCGCTTTTTGCCATAGGCTCATCTCTATTGTCTTCAGTGTTTATATCTTGACCTACTGGCACTAGATTAGCTGGTTTGTATATAGCATCACCACCGCTTATTGCTTCATATCCAATCATTGCTCTAATTTCATTATCACTTAATACACCAGTTTGGCTGGCTATCTTTGCATTTTCAAACTTTCTTGTTTCAAGGGCCTCAATTGCCGATTCATCAAAATAATATTCTAACTCTTCGGTTCCAGCATATCTTGTAAGTAATTTTGCAGATAAAAATTTTAATAATCTTTTAAGGACTGGTATTACAGCATTATCATAATAAGCATATTTAGAAGCATCCATATTAGAAAATGTCATA